AAAAGGATGGAACGGAAGTGGTCGGAAATATTATCAAGGCTAAGACTCACAAATCGCGTTTGAGTAAGGAGAACAAAGGTGTTGAAGTCCGTTTGTATTATGATGAGCGCGGTCTTGATCGTTACTATGGTCTTCTGGAACTTGGTGAGATTGGTGGACTCTGGAAGAATGTAGCAGGACGTTATGAGATGGATGGTAAAAAGATTTATGCCAAACAGATTCTTGCCAATCCTGAAGAATACTTCACTGAAGAAGTAATGCAAAAACTTGATGAAATTGCTAGAGAAGAGTTTAGTTACGGATCGTGATAAAGGTTCTAAAAACTGGAATTAACGTATCTAAAGTTATACAGCAACTTAAAAAGTATCCGCAGGACTGGGATCATCAGAAACACCTGAAGGATTCTCAGTCATTAGTTGATAGAGGATTTGCTGACTTGCCAGTGAGTGCTCTTCAACTTATAATGGGTGGAGTTAAAGGCAAGGAAGACTTTGTTGGTGATTCTGAAATCAATATCAAAACTCCAGCATACGAACATCACAGCGAAATCAGAAAGATTATACGCAAGCACTTTGGAAATAGAGAACTACATCGTTGTGGATTTCTTTCTCTTCCTGTTGATGAAATAGTAGGCGCACACATTGATGAAGGCACTTATTACTTAACAAGAGACAGATATCATCTCTCTATTCTTGGGAGATATCAGTATTTTTGTGGAACTGATACTACTATTGTTGAACCAGGAACTCTTCTTTGGTTCAATAACAAATTACCTCATGGAACCGTAAATATCGGTGATGAGACCAGAATAACATTTGTATTTGATATGCCTCATGGACAAAATTGAGACTCTTATTCTTCGCAATCTTCTTCACAATGAAGAATACATTCGCAAAGTTATTCCTTTTATTAAATCGGAATATTTTGAGGATGTTAATCAAAAAATCGTGTTTGAAGAAATACTCAAGTTTGTGCAAGAGTATAATCAACCAGCAACAAAAGAAGTCCTTTGCATTGAAGTAGAAAAGCGTCAGGATATTAACGATACTTCTTTTAAAGAAATTACTCAGATGATTAGTTATCTGGATAATGAAGTAACGGAATTTAATTGGTTAGTTGATACCACCGAGAAGTGGTGTCGTGATCGTGCTATTTACCTTGCATTAATGGAATCTATTCATATTGCAGATGGTAAGGATGATAAGAAAAATAGGGATAGTATTCCTAGCATTCTATCAGATGCTCTTGCAGTTTCTTTTGATACTCACATTGGACACGATTATCTCTTAGATTATGAGCAACGCTATGAGTCCTATCACAAGAAGGAAGACAAAATTGAATTTGACCTTGAATATTTTAATAAAATTACAAAAGGTGGTCTGCCTAATAAGACTCTCAATATCGCTCTTGCTGGTACAGGTGTCGGAAAAAGTCTCTTTATGTGCCATGTTGCTGCTTCCGTCTTATTGCAAGGCAGGAACGTTCTCTACATCACTCTTGAGATGGCGGAGGAACGAATTGCTGAAAGAATTGATGCAAACCTTCTGAATGTTCCCATTCAAGATATTGCAGAACTTCCAAAGCAAATGTTTGAAAACAAGGTCACAAACCTTGCAAAGAAAACTCAGGGACAACTGATTATTAAAGAGTATCCAACTGCTTCTGCACATTCTGGTCATTTTAAGTCTTTGCTTAATGAACTTGCTCTGAAAAAATCATTTCGTCCAGATATTATCTTTATTGATTACTTGAATATTTGTGCCTCTTCAAGATATCGCGGTGGTAGTAATATTAATTCTTATACTTTTGTGAAATCAATTGCAGAAGAACTCCGTGGTCTTGCTGTGGAGTTTAATGTTCCTATCGTAAGTGCTACACAGACAACTCGTTCTGGTTATGGTTCTTCTGATGTGGAACTGACTGATACATCTGAGAGTTTTGGTCTCCCCGCTACTGCTGACTTGATGTTTGCCCTTATCAGCACTGAAGAACTTGAAGGTCTTGGTCAAATTCTGGTAAAACAACTTAAGAACCGATATAACGATCCTACTATTCATAAACGTTTTGTGGTTGGTATTGATCGTGCCAAAATGCGTCTTTATGACTGCGAACAATCTGCTCAGCAAGATATCCTTGACAACGGAAAGGATGAAGAGTATGATTATGAAGAAAGGAAACCTAAAAAAACATTTGAGGGATTTAAATTCTAATGACTGATAAAAAAGTTATTGATAGTGATAAGTATATTGAGTTTGTTCGTCAAACCACAAGTCCTGCAAGCAGTGACTTCGCACAACTTCTGGCACGAATGACTGAACTTGAAGCAAACGATGATGCTGACGTTCCTCGTTTGTTGACGGCTGCTCTTGGTATGAGTGCAGAAGCAGGTGAGTTTACGGAAGTTGTTAAAAAGATAATCCTTCAAGGTAAGCCTTATACTGAAGAGAATGTCTTTCACATGAAGCGTGAACTTGGTGACATTTGTTGGTATATTGCTCAAGCGTGTATGGCACTCGATACCAGTTTCCGTGAGATTATGGAAATGAACTATGAAAAACTGAGTGCTCGTTATCCTGAAGGAGCATTTGATGTATACCGTTCTGAAAATCGTGTGGAGGGAGACCTGTGACTAAAGAAAACCAAGTAACAATCAAAATGGATGCTCGTGCTGCAGCGGCAGTTCGTCAAGTTCTTTTTGATTCTCAAAAAGGATACACTTATGATGAAGTGAGTGTTCCTCCTCGTATTACTGATATTCGTTCAGTTATTCAAAGTATTGATGACAACCTTGCCACTGTCCTTGGAGTTTGACCCTTCGGGGTCTTTTTTTTATAAATAACTAAAAAAGTATTTGTAGAAAATGGATTCTAAAATTTTTAGAGAGGCAGCTCTTGCATATCAAGCAGTTTATGATGAAGAACTCCGCCAAGAGATTGTGGAGCAGCAAGCATTTGAGAACTGGGTAAATTCACTTGTAGAAGAAGGTTATGACCTGAGTGAGTATACCTGGGAAGAGATGTATGAGGCTTATATTGAAGAGCAAGGTGGTCAGAGAGGTTCTGGTTCATCACCATCTCAAATGAATCAATCAGTAAGAATTCCTGGTGGCAGAACTGCAACAAGAGTGATGTCTGACTTGGGGACATCTCTTGCCGCAGCAAATAAAGTTCCTACTTCTAGTGGACCTAGAAATGTTAGAGGTGGAGGACAACTTCAGTCTACTTCAAAACCAGCAGCAAAACCAGCTCCTGCAGCAGCAAAACCAGCAGCAAAACCAGCAGCAAAACCAGCTCCTGCAGCAGCAAAACCAGCACCAACCGCTCCTGCAGCAAAACCAGCAGCAGCAAAACCAGCACCAACTCCCTCTGCTAAACCCGCATCACAACCAGCAGCAGCAAAACCATCTGCGATGGATCAGTGGGCAAAGGCAAATCCAAGACTTGCTCAAGCACAAAAAATTAGACAACAGGGTGGTTCTAGAGCAGAAGTAAATAAATCACTTTATAATAAAGGAACAGCACCTGCCACTTCAACACCTACAGTTGTAAAAGCAGGAGTTGATCTTTTTGATATTGTTAGGGGGTATCTTCTTGATGGAGGATTTGCAGAAACCCTGGAAGAGGCAGAGTGGTTAATGGCGAATGTGATTGATGAAGAAGCAGTTGCGATTATTCTTGGCGAAGAGGAACTTGATGAAGGTGCTGCGGGAGATGTTGCTTCTAGAGCACAAAAACTTGCTAATCAGAGAAAGGGTCAAACTCCCGAAAGAAAGAAAATGTATCAGGGTCTTGCTGATAAATCTGCAGCAAGAGAAAGAGGACCATTCAAGGGCGGTACTTCTAGACAGGGTATGACACCTTCTGAAAGAACCAGATCAAGAGAAGCAGCAGCATATCAAGCAGATGTTCATGGTGGGTCTGCTACTTATGGAAAAGGTTCTCTTCCAAAAGGTAAGAAACTTGAAAGACAGAGAGCAAGAGGTGTGAGTGAGAGATTTGAAGCATGGCTTGATGAAGCACTAACTGGTGAGCGTTACAAGAAAGTAATGAAGAAGCCTGGTGGAACCGCATATAGTCGTAGGGTAAGTGCAGACCCAGCAAAGAGGGCTACAAGAGGTGGTAGAGGTGGCGAAAGTGATTTTGGTGCTGGTGATAGAGGATCAGGAAACAAAGCAGCAAGAAGAGCAGGAACTTATAAAGAATATAATGTAAATGAAGCACAAGCAGCAAGAGAAAATCCAGAGAAGTATGAAAGAGAGCAGGCAAAGAAATCTGCTCCTGTTCGTGGTGAAAGAACTCCTATGCCCCCAAGAGGTGATAAGCGTAGAGAGGACTTTGAAAAGTGGTATGCCAAACAAATGGGTCGCTGATAGATAATAAAAAAAGGAGGGATAAAACCCTCCTTTAACTTTATTTGGAACTTACAAAATCATTAATGATTTCTGCTTGTTCTAAAACTTGATTGAGTGTTGGAAAATCTGGATAATCCATCGGTACTTCTTTTTTCTCAACTTCATTCCAACGAACAGCAGTATCATATTCAATACTGAACTGGTCGTTTAACATATTGTATGCTTGCTTAAAGATTTCAAAGCGAAGTTCGTAAGGTGTCATAGGTATTCTCCTAATGTGTGTGATGTGTGTTTCCACGAAAGCACTATATCATAAATAATCAAAAAGTCAAGTAATAATGAAAACCTTTCAACAATTTAATGAAGATGTAAAACAGCGTAGACAAGAACTACGTAAAAGACAAAGGGAGAATGAAAAAAGATTTAAAGAAAAAGCAAGAGCACATGTAGAGGCTCAAAGGCAAAAAAGAGAAGAAGGTGAGGAGCGTAGAAGATTGAAAGATGAAATTAAAAGAGAGTTAAGAGGCGAAAAGTAATAAATACCTAAAAAGGTAAGAATATGGCTGATGGAGTAAAAATAGGAAATGTTGCCGAAGGCGCTTTTGTTATTGCTTTAGGTCTTATTATTGCTGAAAATGAAATTCCTACAGGGAAAACAAAGGCCGAACTCACGCCAAATGCATCTAATATTAAGAGACTGATGAAAAAATTTGATCCAGAAAAATGGGTTAATGGGGGAGTTCAGTATCTTCAACTTTATAATGGTCGAGCAACATTAAAATCAAAGGCAAAGATTGGTGGAAGACATTCTACAAATAATCCTAATGAGGTTCCTCCAGACTTACTTGAAGTTAATTTGGCTATTCAACTTAATAGGGGTGAAGTAGAACCTTTTTATGGTCCGAATGCTGTAGTTGAGCATAAAGATTGGCCAAAACTAGATGGCATAATTAATCAGATGTTGTCAACATCTAACAGATATAGAAGTCAAATTCAAAGAGTAAAGGAAAAATATCTTTCTAACACTAGAGAAGAATATATTAAGGTAGATATACGCGCAATGGGAGCTGAAGGGGCTTATAGTGGTGGCAATGTTAAAGGTGATGTTACTCTTGAAGTAAAGATTACTCCAGTTTCTATTAATGGTTCAACTACTGGTTCTGGTAGACCATTCAGACTACCAAAAATGAGTTATTCTTTAAAAGCTTCTGGTCAACCACCAAGAACAATTTCAAATCAAGGTCCGATTAAAACCTTAATGTCTTTTGAAAGTAAGTTTGGGGTCAATGTTATAAATTCCAGAGATCCAAGAAAAAATCCCACTATCGGTAAAGTTCGTGACGGTCTTTTTAGATACATTGAAAATAGCGTTGCTTCAGAGCTTAATTTTCCAGAACTTCCAAAGAAAAGAGTAGATAGGAAACTTCATCTAGTTCTCGAAGATTCTAAAAAAAATGAAGTTTATATACCGATTGGTGGAATGAGAAAATGGGATTTGTTGGATGGAACAAAGTTTCCATTACTACATCCAGCAAAAGGAAATAGAAATAGTTGGGTTAGAAGTTGGATTATTAACGAATACTACGATGCATTTTTGGAGGCATTTGAAGAAACTATCCCAAATGGAGTTTTGACTGGCACCAATTCAGAAAAAGCATGGTCTTTGTTTATTGATGCTGCATTTGGATCTGATAAAGCAGAAATTATAAGTTTTGGAGAAAATATAACAAAAATGTCAACTTTACCTTATATTAATAAATTGAAAGAATCTGTTGATGGTCAACTATACGCAAAGAGGGATGGCAATAATTTAGAGTTTCATCTCCCAACAAAAAATAATAACGGACATAATTCTAAAACAAAGCTTTATTTTGTTAGATATAAGAATAGAACTCCCGGAACATCAGAAGGAGTTAAAGAATTTAGAACCGCTGGATTAGTAGAACTGAAAATGATGGTAGAGGCTGGTGATATGTCATATGAACCTGCGGGATATACTACAAATTCTACTATTGAATGGGATCCAGAAAAGAAACAGAGAAAGGTAGATGGGCAATATGTAAAGTAATAAATATATAAAGATAAAAAGAAGTGCGTTAAGATACATTAATGAAAAACTTTTTCCAATTTTTGTCGGAAGCTGCACAATCGCAAGCAGCGATGCAAGCGAAGAAACTTGGATTGTCCGGTGATGGTCATGGAGGATGGATTGATCGTTCCGGTAAAGTTATTGCAAGAACAGAGAAAGGAAAACTAAAATTTACCAGCGGAAGACAAGCAAAGGGATCAGAAGAACCAGCAGCGCAAGCACAACAAACTGCTGCTCCTGCTCCACAAGCTGCTCCCCCAACGTCTCAAGAACCAGTCCCTGAACCTCAATCTGCACCTCAACAAGCACCAGAAGAGCAACCAGTTGAAGAAGTTCCGCCCCTAACTGTTGTATTTGGTCGCTTTAATCCACCAACAATTGGACACGAAAAACTTTTGAAGTCGGCAAGTAGAATTGCTGCAGGTGGAGATGTTAAGATTTATCCTTCAAGAACACAGGATCCAAAGAAAAATCCATTAGACCCTGACATCAAAGTTTCATATATGAAAAAGATGTTCCCTGAATTTGAGGAGAACATCATTAATGACGCAGATATGAAAACTATATTTGATGTTTTGATTAACGCAAATGAGGATGGATACAGCAGCGTTAATATTGTAGTTGGTTCAGATCGCCAGTCTGAATTTGAAAATCTAGCACAAAAGTATAATGGAGATTTGTATAATTTTGATTTAATTCGTGTTGTATCTGCTGGTGTTCGTGATGCTGATGCTGAAGGTGTTGAGGGAATGTCCGCTTCTAAGATGAGGAAAGCGGTTATGGATAATGATTTTAGATCTTTCCGTAGAGGGACACCAAAAACACTTGAAGATGCTGATACTCAAGGTCTTTTTAATGCGGTTCGTCAAGGAATGCAGATTACAAAGGCAAAACTCAAAAAAGAAAGTTATTCTTTATGGGAAGTTGCTCCAAAGTATGACATGATAAATCTTCGTGAAAATTACGTGAGAGGTAACATTTTCAATATTGGAGACGAAGTTCAGAACTTAAATACTGGACTAGTTGGAGAAGTTACGCGCAGAGGAACCAATTATCTCATTTGTGTAACTGAAGAAGGTTGTATGTTTAAATCTTGGATTAAAGATGTGATGGAATATACTGAAGTTAAAATGGATAGAAAATACAGAGTTCTTGGAAAACCAAATACTCTTGTGGGAACATCTGGATATTTTAAATATGTTGCTGACATGACACCTGGATTTGAAAAGGGTGATAAAACAAATCTCCAATATGGAGCAAAACCATATAGTGGATATAAGATGTCAAGTATTAGGGAATTCCTAAATAAGTATAAGGCAAAAAAAGCAATTACTTGTTAAAATGAACTCTAATAATTTAAACGATATTTCTAGACTTTATCTAGAGCAAGTTGCCTCTGTAGAGGAGGGTTACAAACCAATTGATAGAGAAAAAGAGTCTGCAATGTATCGCCGTGCAGGAAATCTTGCTCGCACTTCATTGTCTTCAAGAGGAAAGAAAAAGGAAGAAGCACAAACTAAGTCTGCTAATATCGTAAGAGCCATTACTAGTCAAAAAGAAAGAGAAAGATTTGATAGAATCGGACAATCTCCTCAACATAATGAAGCACTAGATCCTGTAGGTCGGGAGGATGCTGATATTGATAATGATGGTGATACTGATAAGTCAGATAAGTATTTGCATAAGCGTCGTAAAGTTATTGGTAAAGCAATTTCACTTCGTAAAGAAGCACTAGATCCTGTAGGTCGGGAGGATGCTGATATTGATAATGATGGAGATACTGATAAGTCGGACAAGTATCTTCATAACAGAAGAAAAGCAATTGGAAAAGCAATTGCTACAAAGAAAGGAATGAAAGAGGGTTTCTCAAACTGGAGACAAGATCTCTCTGAGGTCATGACTGATGATATTGCAGATAAACCAATCAAAGAAAAAAAAATTAATAATAAAATTATAGTTAATCCAACCTTAGGTGAAGCCGTAGAGCAACTTGGTGGACAACTTATTGAGATGTTTGAAATCAGCGGAATTCTTGATCAAATTGATGATGAAGAATTAGAGTTCATCTCTGACAGAATGATTGAGGAGTCTGTTAGAGAAATTTTCTATGATTGCCTTAATGAAGGATATGAAATTGAAGAAATTGAAGAGATGATTTGTGAGTCCGTTGATACTTCTCTTACTCTACTGACGGAAGCAGAAGTTACATATGGGCATGATACTGAAAATCCAAATAAGGAAAAGAGATCTGGTATTCTCCAAAAAATTAAAGGTGCCGTAAAGACTATTGGTAAAGGTCTAGCTAGAGGTGCTGGATATGTTGCCGGCGCAGCAGTAAGAGGGGCAAAAGCAGTAGGTAGAGAAACTGCTGCTGGTTATCAAAGAGGCAGACAAGGATCTTCTGCTTCTGGATCCACAAGTTCAACTTCTTCGTCACAAGAAAGTGGTGGTGATAGTGGAGAGAAAAAACCTGGAATTATTTCTAGAATTGGATCTAAACTTAAGAGTGGTTTGAAAAAAGCAGTTGCTTCTGGAGCAAGGGCAGTTTCTAGAGGAGCAAGAAATGTTGCTCGTAGAATGGAGGGCGGTCAGACTTCAAGTTCGCCTGCAAAAAAAGGACAATCTTCAGAACCAGAAACTTCTGAACCAGAGGAAACTGGTAGACCTGCGAAAAAAAGAAAGGGAGGCCCTTCTTATGCTGAGGTAAAAGCAGAGATTGAAAAAAGAGAAGCAGAGAAAAAAGCAAAAAAAGCAAAAAAAGATGATAAGTTAGACAATCTGCTTGCTTCTATTAGGAATGAGAGTGTGATTGGCGACAGAGCAAGAAATGCTGTCGCTGATGATAGACTTTCTTCGGAGCAAGAAAGAACAGATGCTTCAATGGAAAAACTTAGATCTCAGGATAAGAGACATAAAAAGAGTACTTCTTTATCAAGAACACAAGCAAAAATTGCTGCTAAGAAGTCAGAAGATACTGCAAGAGCGATGCATCCTAAACCAGGAGTTCGTGGACATCGTATTGAAGAAGTTCAAATTAATGAAATGCCTTATCAAGTGATGGGATCTACTGATGGAAAGAAAGAAAAGAAAATTGGCAAACCAGTAAAGAGTAGAAAGTATGCTGATGCCAGAGCGGCAGAACTAGAAGATACTCATAAGAAAACTGGTGGAAAATATCGCTCTCAGTATGTTGAGGAAGTTCAGAGTGAGGGATTATTTGGTGGTCCTATCCAACAAAATTCTTCCGGACCAATAGCAAAACCAAAACCATCTCCTATCAAATCTGCTCCATCTAAAATTCAATCTTCTCCATCCAAGATTCAATCTGGACCAAAAATTACTCAAATTAATTCTTATGAACCAGATGGTGAGCAGATTGACGAAAAGATATTAACTAAAAAAGAAATGTCTAAGCGTGAAGAGATTGTCAAGTCTATGAAGGATAAAATAGCAGACTTTGAAAAGAGATATCCTGGTCGTGGTAAAGAAGTGATGTATGCGACTGCTACTAAGATGGCAAAGAAAATCGCAGAACAAAATCTTGATGAAAATATTTTAAGTAATATTGTTGATAAAATTAAAGGTAGAAAAGAAGTTGGTAGAACTGGAAGTGGTGGAAAGATTTATATGTCAACAAAAGTAAAACCATCAAATGTTCAGTACCAATCAACACCAAAACCAGCAGCAGCAAAACCTGCTCCTACTGGAAATGCAGCAGTTCAGGCAGTTAAAGCAGATCCTTGGACTAAAGGTGCTATATCAAGAGATGATGTGATGAGAGCAAGAGCAGACATGAGAGCTGCTAGAGGAACCTCTCCAAAACCAACCTCTTCTAAGCCAAGTAAAGGTGGGTCTTCTTCGCTATCAAATGCATCTTCATCCCAATCTCCATCAGGTGTAACTGGTAAATATCAAGTTGGTGGATCTAGAGGTTATGGTATTTCTGGCATAAAGCTAGCTGATTGAGTGCGATATCCTAAATAGACACGGATACTCTTTTACGGAGGACATTATGGGCGCAGCAGTAGCGGTATTAAAACCACTTCTAATTCAAATTGCAACTCATCCCGCTGTTAAAAATCTTGTGCTTGACTTGCTCAAAAAGTATGTTGATAGCACAGATAACAGCATTGATAACGTCGTTTATGAACTGGTTAAGGATAAACTCTTCACCCCACAAGCATGATTACTTGCTTTGTGACTAATTGGGGAGTGACCATTGTTCTCGGTCTTTTATTAACTGCTTCCGAATGGTTAGCAAAAACAAAAAGATTTGAGGAAAATGGGATACTTGACCTAACAACACATTTTTTAAAAATAGTGTTACATAAAGGAGACCGAAAGTAAGGTCTCCCTTTTTTATAAATATTATTAGCAAATAATTTTTTACGGAAGAAAGAACATGGCACTCTGGGGAAATAACGATGCAGTAGGTGCTGGTGGTACAGTAACATTAGATTATTCCACTGGCGTTGTAATTGGAAGTGGAACCACTTTTGGTACTGTTGGTGCTGCTGCTACTGGTGACGTAATTAGATTTGGATCACGCACTGGTGTTTATTATGGTGATGCTGTTATTGTTGGAATTGCGAGCACAACCCAACTCACAATTGGATCAACTGCTGGTCTAAGTGGAGTTGCCATCGCGGGAACTAGTTTTAAAGTTTCCCAACTTCCAAAGTATACTATTCGAGATTCTAAGTACAGTGAATCTGCATCTGGTACTGAGGACTCATATGTTTATGGAGTTGCTGATGGCGGTATCGCTGTTGCTCAAGGAACATCATATGCCCTAACTCATCAAGGTTGGGTTGGTGTTACTACATATAATGATTCTGAAGGTAATCTGAGAGTGAAGAGTGAAGTTCTTGTTGCTATGTCAGGAATTACAACTGGCAACACGCCTACATTCCCACCTGTATGATAATATATGATTTTTAATGAGTTGAATGAGGATAATTTCCTCCTATTTGCTATTAAACATTATGAGAATCCTCAAGCAGTAACGCGAGAGGATTTTGATAAAGACTTAAATCACTTTAAGTATATCAAAAGATTATTGAAACGATATAAGAATACTGGTCAGTTAAAAACTCACCTTCTTCTTAATCATTTTATTATTCTTTATAATATCTTTGGTGAAGCAACAACTCCTATGTTGTTCTTTAAAATAGAAAAAGATTTGTGGTCCTCATTAAAATCCTTCATTATTTTCTTGAATAAACTTCCAGAATATCCAAAATCTGATATTCATGATATTCAAGTTGACATTTATTGTCTATCCGAACTTTACAAAATCTACAATGGATCCCAAGAAACTTGAAAGAATTATTTCTATAGTAAGAGAAGAAATGATGTCCGTTGGTGATGGTGGTTACACGGGTTCTGGTGATTCAAAAACTAAAGCAGGTTTTGATCCAGTTCAGATTGGAATGATGAGGAGAACTCCTCCGGTTTATGCAAAGGGTGGTAAAGGTAGTAGAAAAAATTGGCTAGATTATTTAAGAAAACAAAAATTAGATTAGTAAAGCCATGTTCGGTCAAGACTCCAAAATTAAAGTTGCCGTTCTTGAAGAAAGAGTTAAAATTCATGAAGAAATGGTAGAGCGTGTAGATGCTGCCATTCAAACTCTAAGTGAAACTAATCAGAATATCTGTAAGATGCTTGCCGTTCATGATGAGAGAATTTTCAATTGTGCCAGAAATGATGAAGACATCAATGAAAAGCTTGGTAAGTTGGAAGTTAAAGTTGATGAAATATCAAAATTTAAATGGATGGCAGCAGGAGTAGTTGCAATTGCTTTGTTATTTGTTCCCGTTGTAACGGATTTTATCACTTCATCCGTAAATTCAGTTACAGAGCAAGTAAAAAATAAATAATTGAGCGTTGGCACTAGGTTGCCATGAAAACTAAAAAGAAACTGTCCGCATATTCACTACAAAAAATAACAAACTCTGTTATAAAATGGACAGCAATTATGACTTATTTTTGCCTTGACAAGTCCAAGTAATCTGGTAGAATAGGTACACGTTCAGTATTTTGTTATGGATTTTGTTGATGTTAAATACATCAATCTGATTTCTGCCCGATTTCAAAAATTTAAAAAAGTAAAGAATAATCTTTACAACTTTAGATGTCCTATTTGCGGAGATTCTCAGAAGAATAAAAATAAAGCAAGAGGATATCTATATCAAGTTAAGAGTAATACTAACTTTAAATGTCATAACTGTGGTATAAACGTTTCTTTTAATAATTTCTTAAAACAAATAGATCCAGTTATTCATAAGCAATATACATTTGAAAAGTTTAAGGAAGGGCACACTGGCAGGAACTTTATTGCCGAAGAACCAGTTTTCCAGTTTGAAACACCAAAATTTAAACCTAAACTGGATTTACCAAAAGCGTCAGAAAATCCTGATGCGAAAGAGTATTTGGTAAACAGAAAGTTAAACCCAGATAACTATTATTACGCCAAAAAATTTAAGGAGTGGACTAACTCTCTTCAACCAACATTCGACAGTACAGATAGAGATGAACCTAGGATTATCATTCCTTTGTTCTATCAAAATAATCTAGTCGGATTTCAAGGAAGGGCAATTGGTCCTAGTAAGGTTAAATACATTACTATAATGCTTAACGATGACGCACCAAAAATCTACGGTCTCGATGAAATTCAAAAAGACAAAACTGTATACGTCACAGAAGGTCCATTCGATTCCACTTTCATTCCAAACGCGATTGCTCTTTGCGGAGCTGACGGTGATCTTAGTAAGTGGGGTATTTGCAATCCTACTTGGATATACGATAACGAACCACGCAATCGAGAAATCCTATCAAGAATTTCCCGTGTTATCGAAATGGGACAAAAAGTTGTCATCTGGCCTTCAACAATAAAAGAGAAGGACATTAATGATATGGTTTTATCTGGACTTGATGTTCAGTCTGTGATAGAATCTAATACTTATTCTGGACTAGAAGCAAAACTTAAATTTACTACCTGGAAAAAAATATGAGCAACGGCACCAAAGTTAAAAAGCGTGATGGACGAATTGAGTCTCTTGACCTTGAGAAGATGCATCTTATGGTTGAAGAGGCATGTAAGGGTTTGGCAGGAGTTTCTGCAAGTCAAGTTGAAATGACTTCTGGCATTCAATTTTATGACGGAATTACTACTGCAGAAATTCAAGAAATTTTGATTCGCTCTGCCTCAGATCTAATCGATCTTGATCATCCCAATTATCAATTTGTTTCTGCTCGTCTGCTTCTGTTTGCAGTTCGTAAGCAACTTTATGGGAAGATGAAAGAATTGCCTCATCTTGAACATCACATTTATAATTGTGTAAATCAAGAGGTTTATGATAATGATATCTTTAATAAGTATTCTAAAGAAGAAATTGATAAAGCTAACTCCTTTATCGACCATGACCGCGATTATCTCTTCACTTATGCAGGTCTACGTCAGGTCGTTGATAAGTACCTCGTGCAAGATAGAAGCGGTGGTGGAGTATATGAAACTCCGCAATTTATGTACATGATGATTGCGTTGACTATCTTTGCAGAATATCCCAAAGAAACCAGAATGTCATACGTCA